CAGCACCACCAGCAGTCAGCGTGATAGCATGAGTTCTGTCAATCGTACCTGCGAGTGTGCCAGCAGAACCAGCAGCATAAGAGGTAAGGTTACCGAAGTTAGGAACATCACCTGTGCTAACAGCAGAGGCAGGAACACTATCTGCTGCGTTGTATGTTTCACTCAACGACCAATCTTGACCAGATGTGGTGACAGTGTATGTGCCAGCACCAGAGGTAGCACCACCCATCGTGCCTGCCGTGATGTTAGAACCAGCAGCAGAATAACTACCACCGATTCTTACTGCAGTGGTGCGAGCAGCATCAACAGTCAGTTGGACCGAAGATGCATGTTTAGTAACAAGTCCGCCCGCATTTGCTGCTGGTGCGGTCATCAGAATCATAGCAAAAGCCATAAGAGACTTTTTCATTTTTTGAGACGATGCTTTTCTTTATTTAGACTTGACATCCCTTAATACATATACTATGATTGGATGCCAATCAAATGTGCCGTATGAGGAGTTTAATTCCTGTAACGGATGTCGAGTTCTAACAATTTAATGCTTAAAAAATTCTTGCCACTCGCAATGGTATTTCCTATCTCTGCTGCTTGTGCTTATCCAAGCATCAGTGAGATTAAAAACCCCCCTAGCGTTGACTTGACTGTCAATGAGGAGAAGGCAGTACCCATCGAAGTGGTAGAAAAAACTTGGAAGTGTCCAGGATGTAATTACAATGAAAAATATGTCCTCGAAAAACTTCAAGAAAAAACCAAGATCTCAGATCGCAATGCACTTGCTACGATCATGGGAAACATTAAATCGGAAAGCAACTTCCATCCCAACATTTGCGAGGGAGGTGCTAGAGTTCCTTACGATCGTTGCCTTCGCGGTGGTTATGGTCTTATTCAGTGGACCTCTACGAACCGTTATCTGGGGTTAGGTAAGTTTGCCAAGAAGTATGGTTATGATCCTTCTTCTCTTGAGGGACAAACTGCATACATGATTAACGAGTATACTTTTCAGAAGTATCTTCCTGAATTCGAAGGTGCTGGACAAAAAGTTGATCAGTATATGGTTGCTGCTTACTACTGGTTAGGTTGGGGTATCAAAGGATATCGTCAACAGTATGCTTACGACTATACTAAAAAACTTGTCTGGGCTTGACACCACACCACGGATAGTGTAAACTATCCTTATTGACTCAATAGCTCAGTTGGATAGAGCAACTGCCTTCTAAGCAGTCGGTCGTAGGTTCGAATCCTACTTGAGTCGCTAACGGATTGGCAACATCCGTGCTCACATCTCCGAGAGAAAAAAGAATCGGAAACCCAACCCATGTGAGAGAGAAGTGGAATCCTTAAATAGATTTTGAAGAACGATGAAAATTTTTCTTGATACAGCAGACATTAATGATGTTCGTGAAAGGTGGGATACTGGATTAATATCTGGAGTCACCACGAACCCAACTCTTGTACGAAAAGCAGGAGTAGACTACAACCAACTTATTACACAACTTGCGTCAGAATTTCCAGAGATGGAAAGTATTTCTGCTGAAGTCAGAGGTGAAACTCGTGATGATATGCTTCGTGATGCAGAACAGTATCGTGCAATTTCTGAATCAGTTACAATTAAACTTCCGCTCACAAAGGAAGGTTTGAAAGCATGTAAATATCTTTCAGATAATGATGTTAAAACTAATGTGACTCTATGTTTTTCTGCAGCACAAGCTGTTCTTGCTGGTGTTGCTGGTGCTACATACATCTCACCTTTTGTGGGACGTATGAATGATAACTCTTTCAGTGGTGTTGAACTAGTTCGTGCTATTTCTGGACTATATTGTGCTCATGGAGTAAAGACTAAAGTTCTTGCAGCATCTTTACGTGATTGTCACCACGTATCTAGGTGTTTCTTGTATGGTGCAAGTGTTGCAACATTACCAACTAAAGTATTTGACAAAATGTATAATCATGTTTTGACTGATGCTGGACTTGAAATCTTTAACGAGGATTTTAAATCCATTTGACAAGTGGTTGTCCCTCCACTATAATAGGGACACTTAACGGGTTGTAGCTCAGTTTGGTAGAGCACTCGCTTTGGGAGCGAGATGTCGCAGGTTCGAATCCTGTCAACCCGATTCATAAAATATTTTATGAACCATGAACCATGAACCATGAACAAAGAACTTTTAAACATTGACCAATTGCAATCTTTTACCGTGGAAGAATTTCAAGAAGATTTTGACAATCTAATGGACCAAGTAGAAAATGGTGAATCATTTGTGATCACTAGTGAGTATGGCAATGCAGTCATGGTTCCATATTCTGGGGGGGTTGAGGAACTCATACGAATACACACAGATTTAAACAATCATGCTTCCTAATCTCTTGGGACTGTCGCCTATTGGTTAAGGCCCACTGCTTATAACGGTGTGAAGAGGGTTCAATTCCCTCCAGTCCTACTACCGAACTCATAATTCGGCTGAGGTGGGTTCGATCCCCACATCCCCCACGTCCTTCTGGACAACAATTAAATAATCGTGTATAATATACGTCTGCCACTCTAGCTCAGCTGGATAGAGCAACGGTTTTGTAAACCGTAGGTCGTCGGTTCAAGTCCGACGAGTGGCTTGACAATCTTTTAAGGTTGTCTTATACTTCTCTTGTGTGAAGGAAGTGCGTTGAGGGTTCCGTGCCTGTAAAGAGGAAACTCTGAGGCTGGGTAAATCCCTCACCATCGCGGATGTAACTCAACGGTAGAGTCACAGCCTTCCAAGCTGTTGGTTGCGCGTTCGAATCGCGTCATCCGCTTCGGGAATCCGAATTCCCGTAGTTGTAAAACTTAATAAATAACTTATCGTGACGAAGCCTCAACTACTCGCCTAGTCTACGAAGTTTAAACAGAGACACGTCGAGTCTCTTTCCATCCGCAGGTATAAAACTCTGTGAGAAAATAACGAGGTATCAAAAATGATTAAATCCGCATTCGCAGCACTCGCTGCTGCTCCCCTTTTCGCTGGTGCTGCAATGGCAGGACCCTACGTTAACGTTGAAGCCAACTCTGGTTTCACTGGTAGCGATTACTCTGGAACTACGACAGACCTTCACGTTGGCTACGAAGGTTCGACTGGTGCTCTGGGTTACTACATCCAGGGTGGTCCTTCGATCGTTTCCCCTGACGGTGCTGCTAGCGACACCGTATTCTCTGGTAAGGTTGGCGGTTCTGTTGCTGCTACCGAGAACCTGGGTGTCTACGGTGAGTTCAGTCTCGCAACTGGCGCTAACGGTGCTAAGAACGGTTATGGCACCAAGGCTGGTGTTAAGTGGACCTTCTGATAATCCTGTAGTATAATCAGGGGGACTTCGGTCCCCCTTTTTTATTATGAAGAAAATCCTTTTCTCACCAGTAACTCACTTTAACCTGATAGTTATTGGGTTTTTCTGTATTATCCAAACTATTCATACACAAGCACACTATGCTATGGATAGTGACCCTAATAGTTATTGCTACTCCTTATACAAGAAGAATCCAGACTTGTTAAATAGGCATAAGTATGACTGAGGGGAATGAATATTAAACTCTGGTATTGTAAACATATGGGTCTGTGGCGCTGGACTCTTACTGATGACAGAAGACCAGTATGCCACCAAGAGTCTGGGCAAAGAGATGACTTACGATTAGCAATTGAAGATGTTGCCAAAACCGTAGAGTATATGTTAGAATGTAGAAGTTAATAAAAGTATGCCCGATGACCCAGCAAGTGAAGGGACCTGATTTACACTCAGACATCGACGGGAGCGTTACCTGTATCGGGCATTATTAGAGTTTGCTAAAGTTTCTACATAAATAACTGAAAACTGAAGACGAAAGATCACATTATACTGATGGATAACATTAAAATAAGATGCCGCTCCTGTGGTAAGGAGTTAGAGGGGCATCAGAATAAGACGGTGACTTGTGGTTGCCCAAATATGGCAACCATTCGTGGTGATAAAGTATCGGCACTTGACTTATCTCAAGTTGTTATGTTAAACTCTTATCAACCCAAAACTAAAAAGGGTGTTCTTACCAATGAAGACATTCTTTGGCAAGAAGAAAGGCGTCAACGCAAAGTGAGACGCTTGGACTTTGAGGTCCGCTAGGAAAGGTGGCCGAGTGGTTTAAGGCGTTTGTCTTGAAAACAAAAGAGGTGAAAGCCTCCGGAGGTTCGAATCCTCTCCTTTCCGTTTACAAATATTACAAGATTACAGATTTTCTTAATCTGTGTTTTTGTATCAACACAAACTTGACAGTTTAAAACTACTGACTATTATAGCTAGTAGATATTAAACACTGGACCTATGGATCAGCACACCTATAATAACTGGGTGAAGATCAAGGAGACCTTCGAACAGTCTGGCAACACAGACAATATGTTCTATAAAAGAGCAGTAGCAATTCTAAAAACCAGAAAAGACCCTCTGGCAAAGTTTCTTGGAGATGAACCGTGATGGAACCTCAAGACGAATTGGTTAGTCGTGCTGAAGTTCAGGAGATGATCGATGCAGCAATACGACGACACAACCGTAATGCTTCTATCATTAGTATGTGCGTCGGTTGGGTGGTTCTTGCTTTATTTGCTGAGGGACTACTAAGGCTTGTCGGAGTTATACCACCTGTGCTACCATGGATGGACATTACCCTGAAATAATTGGTATTGTTCTCTTGCTTATCTTTGCTGCCACGATGTTTTATCAGGGCACAATGATAATGCGGGGCAAGCGTGGTTACATTCATATGGACCATGAGAAGCAAAAGATGATAGATACGCGAAAGCGTGTTGAAGAATTAATGAAACAAAAATGACTGTACCATTTTTTATTGAAGAACCCATTACTTGGAAAAAGATTGAGGTTCCACAAGACATTATTTACTACTGTGATATGACTACAGTGGACGCAGACCGTGAAGACCTTCGTTATATTGACTGTGTGTGGATGCATATGGGTTACTACGGTGTCCCTAAGCATGTTATGAAAGCAGTCAGAGAAGAGTTTAATCCACCAGTACAACCAATCTTCGAGTAAATGAATCTTACCAACGAACAAA